TTGGAACAACACCATCGGCGAGTGGTCGGTGAAGTACCCGGACAAGGTCGAGGAGTGGTGGACCAATCGTCGGCGGCCGATGGTCAACGCGATCAACGACTTCTCCGAAGCAATTGCGACCGGGCGGCTTTCGCATGACGGAGATCCCGACCTCGCCCGCCATGTCGGTAATGCGGGGAAGGCGCCGACGAATCTGATCGACGACCGCGGGGAACGACTGTGGATCCTCGGGAAGCTACACCCGGACCGGAAGTTCGACGCCTGCATGGCGGCCGTTCTGTCGTGGCAGGCGCGGATGGATGCGCTTGCTGCGGCACCACCGAAGACGCGCCGCGTGGTGCAACGAATCCGATGAGGAGGTGATCAGTGACTATTCCACTCCTTGCCTCCGGGTATGCGCCCGGCACGCCGATTTCCGTGAGAGACACGGAGGTTCAGGGGTCACCGGCGTGGTGGCTGAACTTCCTGGGCCGGCGGTTCGACGAGCGTGACCGCACCTACGACCTGCACGATCGGCTCTCTCCGCTGCTGCAGCCCGTCCCGTACCGGACGCGTCGGCAGCGCCTGAACCTGTTGTGGTCGTATTACATCGGGCAGCCCCCGCTGCCGAAGGTGGCCGAGGACTACACGACGACGTTCCGCGAGGTGCTCCGCAAGGGCCGCGCCACGTATGCGCCGATGGCGATCACTCCGATGCTGGATCGGATGCAACTCAACGGTGTTCGCACGGGTATCGACCAGACTCCGGACGGCGACGACGTCGCACGCCGGATCATGGAGTACAGCAACTTCGCTGCGGCCATCAAGGACGCATTGACATACCTGTTCGTGATGAGCGAGTCGTATCTGATGGTCGTGCCCGCCGCACCTGGCGCACCCGATCAGACCCCGCTGGTCACCGCCGAGGATCCGAGAACGTGCATCGGCCAGCAGGATCCGTTGAACCCGAACCAGCTACGGGCGGCGTTGAAGATCGGTTACGACCCGGTCATCTCACGAGAAATCGTGTGGTTGTTCATCGACGGGAAGCGCTACCAGGCGTCCAGAGAGGCGACGCAGTTCCTCGGCGGCAGTATCGTCGCGGCCGGGTTCGAGTGGGACGGCCTGCCCGTGTCGATGCCCGAACTCGCAGGTATCGGTGCGGTTCCGATCGTGCAGTTGATGAATGCGCGCGGCATGGGCGAATACGAGCCGCATCTCGACCTGTTGGACCGGATCAACGACACGATCCTGCAGCGCATCGTCCTGACCTGGTATCAGTCCTTCCGGCAGCGTGCCGTCATCGGCGACCTGGAGGGCGACGAGGACGACCAGGACTCGCCGGTCGAGCAGATCGACTGGAACGACATGTTCCGGGCCGATCCGGGCGCTCTGTGGCGTGTCCCGAAGGACACCACGTTCTGGGAGTCGAATCAGGCCGATCTGACGCCGATCATCACCGCGATCCGCGACGACGTAAAGGAATTCGCGGCGGTCACGGCGACACCGCTGCACTTGATCACCCCGGATGCGGCGAATCAGTCGGCCGAGGGCGCTTCGCTGATGCGCGAGGGCTTGGTCTACAAGGTGAAGGACCGCCGTGCCCGGTTGAACCCGCGTCTGGTCGAGGTGTTCAAGATCGCGTTCGCGTTCGCTGGGGAACCGCAGCGTGCCAAGGACATCGAACTGCTGTGGGGTTCGATCGAGAGCTTCTCACTCGGTGAACGCACCAATGCTATCCAGCAGACCCGCGGGGTGCTGTCTCGTGAACGTCAGATGATCGACATCCTGGAGATGACCGGTGATCAGGCGCAACTGAACTTGCAGGAACTGTTGCAGGACCAGATCCTGAACGCGCAGTTGACTGTTCCGTCCCCGCCGAGCATCGTCCGCCTCACAGAGAACGTCACCTCGAAGGGGGCGGCGCCGGGCGGGGAGATAGCACCGACGTCGCCGCAGGTTCCGTGACCGCGCCGACGCAAGACCAACTACAGCAGGCGGCGATCCTCGCCGCTTCGCTGTATGCGGCATCGAAGGTGAAGCCGGATGTGACGGCGCTTGTCGCGCAGGCCGTTACGGGCGCAGCGCGCATCACGTCTCACATGAGTGTTGTCACCGCTCAAATGATCACCGGCTTGTGGGATGTCACGGATCCCTACGACGGACGTTCGGTCCAGGATTTCACCACACAGGCGGGTCGGCTCATCGTCAGCGCGCAGCGGAGTGTCGCGACCGCGACGACGTCGAGCCAGTTGCTCCAGCTCCGGGCATTGGGCATCGACACGAACGTTACGGTGACGATTCCCGACGATGTCCGTGGTGCCGGCGTGCATTTCGGCTCCGACGATGTGACGGTTCACGCGAAGCCGAAGGTGACGGTCAAGTATCACCCTGCAGGCGCTCCGGTGTCCCGCGAGACGGTCATGAAAGCTGATGCGGCACCGGAGAAACTGTTCAACCGCGCCGTTGTGACTTACCGCTACAACCGAGCGCAGGGCGCGGATCATGCGACTGCGAACGGTCTTGCGGAGCAACGCATCGGAGACCTTGTCGACGGCAATGTGATGCTCGCTCAGCGATTGGCCGAACAGCAGACGCTCAAACAAGTCCAGGACGTGGATGCTCGAGTCGTCGGTTATCGCAGGGTCTTTCACCCCGAATTGTCCAAAGGTGGCACGTGCGGGATGTGCGTTGTCGCATCAGACCGGGTGTACAAGGTCGAGGAGTTGAAGCCGATCCACCTGCGGTGCGTCTGCACCGTCTCGCCGGTGACGACGGAGCATGATCCTGGGCATCGGCTGAACGGCGAGGACTTGAAACGCCTGTACGCCGAAGGCGGCGGTACCGCAGCCAAGAATCTGAAACGTACCCGGTACACGATCGAGCATCACGACGAGCTGGGGCCGGTCCTGACCAGAGTCAAGGGCGAGAAGGTGCCCTACTACTCGGTCACGCCGCCCGAGCAGCCTTCTTTCGAACCACCTTCGTTCGTCAATCTCGACGCACCTTAGAGACTTCCCGCAATTCTGCGGGCCGACCCGTCACGGGTTCACCCTCCTGACATGGGAGAACTGCAAATGACCGTCCCGACTCCCGGTGTGCCGCAAAGCGCCCCGGCTGCCCCGCCTGCACCTCAAGCCCCCCAGGCTCCCGCGTCGACAGACAAGGGATTCCCCGAGGGCACTCCGCTGGCGGAAATGAACGACGCGCAACGCGCCGCCTACTGGCAGCACTACGCACGCAAGCACGAGGACACCGTCAAGGGGTTCAAAGGCTTGACGCCGCAACAAGTTCTGGACCTGCAAACCGAGAACGAGTCGCTCAAGGGCGACAAGCTCACGGCTGACGAGAAGGCGCTCAAAGAGGCCCAGAAGCAGGCCACTGAAGCTGCTACCGAGGCAGCCCGGGCGGAATTCATGCCGAAACTGCAAGCGGCAGAAGTGAAAGCGCTTGCGTCAGGCGTTATTTCGGGCGATCAGTTGAAGTCGTTCATGTCCGTCGTGAATCCCGCCGCGTTCGCCGGCGATAACGGCGAGATCGACGAAACGAAGGTAATGGGTGCGCTGACCGGCATGTTCGGTGCGCCGCAAGGCAACACACCCACCCAGCGTTGGCAGAACGCGGGGCAGTACTCACCATCCCCACCGGCAGGCAAGCCGGGCGAAGGCGGACGCGCGGAAGCGGCGCGCCGGTTCGGTAAGCAAACCAACTCAACTCAGTAAGGGAGAACGTCATGTCGACCGACATTTCGTTGCAGACAACGACCTATCAGGTCGGCAACCGGCAATGGCTGCTCGCCGAGCCGGATATCAAGCCCAACGTGACCCTGGATATCTCGCTGTTCTCGCAGGCAGGCACGAGCGAGGCTCAGACTGTCACCATCACGGGTACGCCCACTGGCGGCACGTTCACGTTGACGTTCAAGGCCCAGACCACCGCTGGTATCGCCTACAATGCGGCAGCCTCCGCTGTGCAGACTGCTCTTGCGGCTCTGTCGACCGTGGGTAGCGGCAATGTGACGGTCACCGGCTCCGCAGGCGGCCCGTACACGGTCACCTTCGCGGGCACCCTGGCGCACACCGATGTGCCTGCGATGACCACGTCCGGCGCTGGCCTGACAGGCGGTTCCTCGCCCGCGTCGGCCGTCACCACTGCGACCGGCGGCGCGAATGCGCACTACCTCAACGGCTACATCCCTTCGGGGACGGCGATCGGCCTCGTCACCGCGACGGGCCTGTTCGGTCCCTACGACGACACCGCAGGCGATGGCCGTCAGACCGCCTACGGCTTCACCTACGCCGATGTGCGCGCGGTCCGCTACAACGGCACCATCGCGACAAAGGTCGGCACGGGCGCGGTCGTCTACGACGCTGCTGTCTCGGTTGCCAAGCTGCCGTTCCAGACCGGAACCGGCTCCATCGACGCCAACGGTAAGGCGGATCTCGCGCAGATCCGCTTCGAGGCTTAGGAAGGGATTGAATCATGGCACTTTTCCTGGACGGCCCATTGCCGCTGGAAGACACGATCACGTTCGTTCAGCAGACCCCTCTGCCGTCGAACAACAAACTGACGCAGATGTTCCCGACGCGTCCCTATCTGACCGATGAGGTCGATTTCGCGACGATCACCCAGACCAACCGAGCCGCGAAGTTCCGTAACTGGGACGGCTCCTACTGGGTGGCGCCGCGAGATACGGGTTCGGAGAAGCGCGTTCGGATGCTGCCGCTCGGCGGCCAGTTGGCGGTCGGAGAGTACGAGCGCCGGCAGATGGAGTACGCCCGTTATGGCGGCACCATTCAGTCGATTCTGGTGAACGCGATCTACGACGACCTGACCAAACTGACCCGCTATACACAGAACCGCATGGAACTCGCATGGGGTGATGTTCTCTCCGATGGCGTGTTGACCATCAACGAGAACGGCGTTCAACAGCAACTGGACTACGCGATCCCTGCCAACCAGCTGGTGACTGCGTCGACGCTGTGGTCCGATACGGCCAACAGTGACCCGCTGACCGACCTGATCGCGTGGTTCGACGTGTATGTCGCGCTCAACGGCAGCGGGCCGGGGCAGTTCCTCGCATCGTTGACGACTGTTCGGCAGTTGCAGGTGAACACGAAGCTGATCAACGCGATCAAGGGTGCTCAGACCTTGACCACGCATGTGACGCTGGACGAGATTTCCGGTCTGTTCGCCGGGTATGGTTTGCCGCCGATCTCGATGGACTCCGTCTACAACAGCTTCTTCGACGTGGACGGGGTGAGCACACGCCCGATCGCGGCGAACAAGTTCATGTTCCTGCCAGACGATCTGTCCACCCTCGGCTTTACGGCCTGGGGCACCCCGACGACGGTGATGGAGTTGAACGCCAACAACGTTCAGGTCGAAACCACTTCGGGGATCATCGGCATCCTCGTGCGTGAGGAGCAGCCGCCGTTCCAGAAGCGGACCTTCGTGGATGCGGTCGCGCTGCCGGTCCTGGCAGACCCCCGCAAGATCCTCGTCGCGACGGTCGCATAGGCGATGCAACTCGGCGGTAGCTATGCAGTTCATCTGCACAAGGATGGAGAGTTGCATTCGTTTCTTCCCGGCGACGAAGTCCCGGAGTGGGCGGCGAAGCTGATCACCAATCCGAACGCGTGGAAGCCCTCGGAATCACCGGAGCCATCCGACGATTCCGAGGTTCCGGCGGATCCCGTCGATGCTCGGCCCGCGAAGGCGGGACCCGGTGCGTCGCGGCAAGTGTGGGACGACTACGCGACGTCGAAGGGTGTCGAGGTCGATCCTGGATGGAAGCGCGAGGACATCATTGCCGCAGTGGAGAACGCAGGCTTCTGATGGGCCAATTCGCGGAGTTCTTCGACGTGCAGGCCGAGTTCGAGGGCGTCATGCCATCGTCTCGGCAGCCGTGGGCCGACGCGAAGATCGATTCGGTCGAGTCGCGGCTGATCGGTCTCGTTCCGTCCCTCGCGACCCTGGCTGCCGATTCGGATCCGGCCAGGTTCTCGCGTGTGAAACACCTTGTCGTCGAGAAGGTGCTGGGGCTGTTCCGTAACCCGGGCGGCATCCAGCAGCAGACCGCCGGGCCGTTCTCGACGGCATATTCCCCGAAGGCCACGTCGATGGGGATCGAGTTCACCGAAGAGGAGTTGTCGACGATCCGCCTACGGACAAAACGGGCCAACCTCGGTGTTGCGACCGTAAAGCCGTGGCGTGCACAGGAAGCCCCCGGTGTTCTTCGCTGGTGGTGAGAGCGTCACGGTCTTGCGCGCTGGAGAGCGAGACCGGACGGGCGACCGAACCGAGTTTCAGCCGCATCACACGATAGACAACTGCGGCATCAACTGGTCGGGCGTCAGTGGGCAGACGCAAGAGGAGGAGTACCGACGCGAGTCGGTCATCTCATTCATCGAACTGTTCTGCCCACCAGGCGCTGACATTCTGGCGTCCGACAAGATCCAACTCCCGGACGGGCAGATTTATAACGTGACGTCGAAGCCGGCACGGTGGCATTCGCCGTTCACCTCCTGGGAGCCGGGCGTCATCGTTCGACTGAAGGGGGTCTTCGATGCGAAATAACATCCCCGCTCCTAATCCGTTCATCCGCGATTGGCTCAAAGGCCCGGAATGCAAGACGATCGTCGCCCGCCAGGGCAACCGAACTCTTGCGATCTACCGGGACATCGTGGCGAAGCGCACGGGTGAACTTGCCGGTTCGGCGGAAGTCGACACGCACATCGGCGGCGTCCGCAACGATC